GAAGTTATTTCTTGTATTGGTACTTTACCAGGATTCATATCACCTTCACTTGTAAATGATCTACCAATTACAGATCCAGTTTGAAAAAACATATTTAAAGCTTCTTGCGGATTATAATTAGTACCGTTACCTAAATCTATTTCAGCAAGTCCATCAGCGTCTAAATAAACACCATCAGGTATCATACGCGACATCACTTGCTGTAATTTTAAATGTGTAAGCTGAATCATATCAGCAAAACCAGTAATTCTTTTTACTAAAGAGTCTATATTTCCTTTATACATGCGAGGTGCTACTATACTATAATTCATTTTTACTTTAGTATAATTACTTTTTGGCCTCATCATGTTTTTAGCCATCTCCCATTTTAAAAGCTTATTAGTACCAACAACCATAGCTCCTTCAAATAAAACCTCTATAACTCTGTTTAGTCTAGAAAAATCACCTTCCATACCTTCAGGTGGATTAAATTGATCATCTTTTTCTATAGCTTTCTCACCGCCAGTATTTGTTTCTTTTACTTTGTATACTTCGTTCATATAAGTTTTATAATTAAAATATAAAACTTGTAATTTGTTATTATCAAACTCATCATAACTACTAGCATTTTTATAAGAGTTATTAGTATATAAAGATCTAGAGCTAATAATTTCTTCTAAATCAGATTCTTCTAAATGTGGGAACTGTTTAGCTAATTCGTTAATAGGTATTGTTTTTATTTCACCAACATAATATATATCTTCAAAATAAGGTGATTCTGTATAAGAATAAACTAAATCAGCTGGATCAACATATTCTACAGTAGCGCCTTCGGATGTAGTAAAGTTGGTTTTAACAGCGCCAATACCTAACACTGTTAAATCTCTATAAAATCTTTTTTTAATTAAATCGTATCTGCTACCATCCATTAAAACATTTATAGCTTGTTCTTCTGCTATTTCTACAGCTTGCTTATATGAAAGCTGCATATGTAAATCTAACTCTTCTTGAGTTTCTGGTAATTCGTTTGGATTATTTTGATACAGATTTATATCAAAGTTTTGCTGAACAAAGTCGTTCATTTCTTGAGTACGCATATCATCTAATATAGACTGCATGTATTCAGTTCTTTTTGCGATACCGTAAGGATCTTGTGAATATGCTTTTACGTTATATGCTCTTTCTGATATACCGTTTACAACTATATCTACAAACTTAGGTATTATAGGTACAGGTGTCCAGTCTAAATTTAAATAACTTAAATCGCCATTTATAGATAATTCATCTTTGTATTTTTGTATTGATTGATTACCTTCTGCATATAATCTTAATCTATGATAATCGTTATAATGCTTATTATACCTATTAATACTATTATCTTTGTTAAACCACTCGTGTTCTATAGCTTTAGCAACTTTCAACCCATAGTCATAGCTAATTTTTTCAGCATCACTTACAACTTGACTCGGGAAATAATTGTTAATATACTCTGCCATCTGTTATTTTATTATTTTAGACGTATTACCAGTATTAGTATATCTAGCAATACTTATGTTTAATTTATCTTTTTGAATTTTAGCATTTGGCCTATATAAATTTCTATTACAAGCCATAACAGCTAATCCAGAACTTATTGTTGCGTCAAATTTAGTTCTTTTAGTTATATCAAATCTAGCCCAATCATTTAATGTTTTGTTAAAATATATATTACCGTAAACACCGTCGTTTAAATGCCCAACATGTTGTTGTATATACATTTCAATAGCAGCAGCGTGTGCTTGCTTTATATCTTCACTAGAGTTTGGTATACCACCTATTTCTTTTTCTGTAGTTGATAATTTATTCCAAATTTTATCTGGTCTATTCATACTGTAACCTCTATAACCTCTACGTCTCAAATGGTATAATAATCTAGGTTTATTGTTTTCTGCTAGTATTGGCATACCGTAAAACACTAGCGCCATTAAAACATCTTCAAAAAATATCTCTGCAGTTTGTGGTCTTGCTATATATTCTAAAAAAAAATGATTAGGTGGTGCATCTTCCATGCTAAACTTAGTTAAGCCATGTAAAGCACCATTAGAACCTTTACCATCTACGGTACCTGATATATCGTAGCTATCACAACCAAAAGCACCCATATGCTCGTTAGCTGGATACTTAATACCGTTTTTACTTATTATTTTGTTTTGCAAATGACTAGGTGGAAACCAACTAACATTAAATCTACCCTTAGGATCTGGGTAAAATATAACTTGTGTATCTTTTACACCGTTAACCCATTGAAAGTTACCAGTGTTAACATTACCTTGCGCTCCAATACCTTCATTATAATCTATTTGTTCGTATATTTTTACTAAGTTAAATATACTGTTTTTTGCTTCATCTCTAAATGCGTGCTCTTCAGTTCTTGGAAACTGCCTGTAAAACTCATTTAAAGCGTCTTGATCATTTTTTAAACCTTCAGCTTCGTTGTTCCAGTGATCAATTATGCCGTAATCTATTAACTCGCCATCTGGCCCGAGGACATCATGATCAGGCATATGATAGACTGGTTGTCCGTATTCGTCAAGAAATCCTTCATAGTTCCATTCCATTGGGACAAAAAGAGAATATAAACCAGACTTCGTCTGTCCATTACGGTTTCTTTTTGTAACGTCCGAATCATAGTATAATTTTTTAAAGTTATCACCTCCTTTGTCTAAAGAATTACTAGTACTACCCATCATGCATTTACCTATAATTCTACTACCAAGCCTAAGACATGTTTTAGTAACTCGCCAGTTGTTTAGTATATTGTCTGGTCTTTCCCACTTACCACTCTCGTCATGTACTAGCAAAGCTAGTTTTTCACCATCGTAACTGTTATCACCAGTATTTTTCCAATCAATAGTAGTATCAAGTCCAACCAAGTCTTCCTGCTTTTCGTTCGCAACAATTTTTTTACGCGTAAACTTACTCGCAGGAACACGATAAGCAAGTTCAGATTTAGGCCTGTCCATACCGTCTTGTATCGGTTTAAAAAAGAAAGGATAATTAACCGATATCGGAACAACTTTGTCTGTAAACATTTTTTTAGCATCTGCACCACTTTTTGATAATATACCATATCTACTATCACTCGATATTGTAGCTAAATTAACTGTTTCTGCTGAAGACATGAAAGAAAAACCAGAACGTCTGTTTTTAAGGTAACACATACCATAACATCTTTTATCTGCTTTGCACGCTTCCCAAAATATATAAAACAACCTATTTGCTTCTCTGTAGTCTGGTGCACCTACGTCTATTTTACTCCATTGTAAATACATATAATGCGCACCTGTTATGTAAGTTGGTGTTTTGTTATTCATAAACCAAAAGCCTTCTTCTCTACGTTTAAACTCTTCGTCTATGTAATCATACCACTGTTCTTTTTGTTCTTCAGGATATGACCTCCAGTCAAATATATTTTTAAGTTTACTTAACTCTTTTGGATATTCTATTCTTTGCCACTTTTTTACTTCGTTTGAGTGCACGTGCACTGGCAGCATTGGCAAAGCAATGCACAAACCTTGGATCTCAAGTATATTCCCAATTTTACCAGTTTTAGAGATAACCACGATATCATGTTCTTTATTGTATCCATATTTCCATTTTTTAGTGCGGTTCAACCGCGTTATTGTTGTTTTTTTTATAGGTTCTACAACCTTTACTAAACTTTGCTCGTACATTACCTAGATCTTCCTTCTGCAAATCCTTTGAATATTTTCTTTTCTTCTTCTTGTGGTGTTTTGCCATCAAGTATGTTTTCTTCTTCTTGGATTCTATTTAATATTTCAAACGCATCGAATATAGCTAACTTCTTTGTAGCTGCTGCGTTTTTTAATCTATCAGCTGAAACATCATCCTCTGTATTTGTAATAATCTTTTCTTTAGCTACATTAATTAATTCTTCAACTGCTTTGTGCCCAGCTTGGATTATAAGCTTTTTCGTTTCCTTGATATTCATATTTAATTGTAATAAATTTATTTAAAACTCTGTATAATCTTTGACCATCAACTACAAATTCATAAGTTGAAAACGGTGTAAAACCCACAAGCTCTCCAACTTTATTAACACCATCTGTATACTTAATAATACCTATACACTCTTCCTCACCTTGTTTTAATTTATCTCTTTGTTTTATAGGTTGTACGAAGCAATATCCATTTGTAGCTTGCCACTCGTTATTTCTTTTATATAAAAACATTTGATCTGGCTTTACTAAATAAGTATTTTCATTAAAATAACTTCTACTGTTTTTTTCTTCACCGTGTTGGTTATGCCAACGTCTAAAAACATTGTGGTGTACAATAACAGTATCACCTATTTTTACTTCTGTACTATAAGCTGTAGGTATAGACTTAACAATAGCTTCTCTATTTACAAACTGATGATTAAATATCTCTGTATTTAATATAAGATCTTTGTTACCAACTTTTTTAGTATTGTTATATCTATTTCCTTTTGGCTCTATAACAAAGTCAAAAGGCGCTTTCATTAGTACTCTAGATTATACTCTACAGATACAGCCATGTTTTTATTGAAGTCTTTCCAAGGTAGTACATCTTTATTTTTTCTAATATAAACAGAGTACTTATCTTCTTCTTCTATTATATCACAAATAGTATGACCACCATATACGTCTTGACCAACAGCATAATGCATTGCGTCGTTTTTATAGTCTTTACCTATAGTAATTTTTCTAATTAGTTTGCTCATTGTTTTCGTAGTTTATAGTACCATCTTGAATATTAATATCATCAGTACCATAGTTTTTCTTAAATACAACCTGCAACTTATTTAACTCTTCTTGTAAAGAATTAACATGGTGTAACATATTATGTTTTTTACTTTCAAAACTACCTATCTCTAGTTGAGCTCTATTTATATTATTAATAATTGATTGTACTTTATTTAATTCGTCGTTTGTAATTTTTTTAGCCTTTTCAGCTTTCTTTTTTGTTTTTGCCATTTTATTTAATTTAATTTAATCTTCTATTATCCACTCTGATTTATTAAGCTCAGTTAATATTTCATCGTGTGTATATTGTGTTTTACCATTTAAAAAGCTTGGGGTAGCACCTTCAAACTTTACAAATGTTTTTGTACCATCGCTGTTATACCTTAATGTATTAGCTGATGTTTCTATGACTTGACTAAAGTCAACACTTGCTACTTCGTCTTTTGTTATTATTATGTATTTTATATTATTCATATTATGGTACGTCTTCTACGCCTTGATCTGAAGACGCAATATTTGTTGGAACACCATCTGCTCCTGATTCTGTTCTGTCTATAAAGTTACCGCTTGTTTCGTCTAAAGGTAAAAACGCTACTAAACCATCAATACCAGCTTTTCCTACATCAAGGTTTGCACTACCACTATTATATAGAGTTGTAACAGTAGCGTCAGATATTGTTACATCAAACAAAGAAAGACTACTGAAGTTACCTTTAAAAAAAGCGTTATTGGAATTACCAGGTTTACCTATATAAATAGTATCTGCTGTAGTTGCATAATCTGCCATTGCAGAAGTACTTGTTTGAACTTTACTACCGTTTATATACATAGCCATTGTATTAGCGGTTCTACTCCAAGTAGCAACAAAATGAATCCAAGCAGGAGAACCATCACCGTCTTGAAGCTCTACTGCGTATGGATGATCTAAAAGTGTATTAGTACTACTACCTCTACTATTAAAACGTATAACTTCATTACCACCTTGATTTATAAATAAAATTGCTATTTTATTATCATTACTAGTACCAGTATGTAAATTAAAAATAGTATCGTTTCCACTTGCATCTGTGTTTTTAAGCCATATAGACATACTACCTACATTTTTAATGTTATTTGCTACAGCATGATTAATAATAATATGATCATCTGCACCGTCTAATTGAACAGATCTAGTAACAGCATATGCTGATTCTGAATATTCAGCGCTTGTTATTGAGTTACCTAATCCTAACATTACTCTCCGTAGTAACAGATAATACCATGTGTAGAGTCAGCTTGTAAAGACACTCTAGTCCATCTACCATATATAGTTAAGCCCTTTGGAAACTCTACAGTACTTGCTACAACAACACTTTCAGCACTATTGTCTGACTGGTCTAAACCATTTGCTCTTGTTTGAGTAGCTGTTCCAAAATAAGCAACACCATCACCTTCTACTCCAGCTGTATCTACTTGTGAAGACGCGAAAGAAGTGTCAGCTACTAACTGATCAAACTTAACAGCATCTAACATAGTTATAGCTACTACAACTCTACCGTGCGGAGGTATAAGATCACTAGCCGCTGCTTTAATATGACCGCTACCCATTTGGCCAAAGCCATAACTTACTTCTGTTGAATTTATTCCCATTATTTTTTTACTTTTTCTAGTGATCTACCACCGAAGTAAGCACCAATCACTGTTATTAATACTAATTGTAATAAGTCTACCCAAGTATCTTTTACTTCAAAAGCAATAACACCAGCGTCAATAAATATCATTAATACTGTTGATACTACTAGAAATATAAGAACTAAAGGTCTTATGTTTTTACTAAGCCATGAATCAGAGTTCATATCAACGTTCCATCTATTAGTTACTTGCTTTTGCATCTCAGCTTCATAACCCATGATCATGTCTTTAATTTGTTTTTCTGCTTCTAGTTTTTCTTCTTTTGACGTGTGTAAGTTATCTATAACTCCACCCACGCTTTTTACGAGGTCAGCAGCACCACCTCCAAATATCTTATCTAACATATTTTAATTTTTAAATGTTTTCTTCACTACCACCGTGATTAGCATCGTCTTCCCATGGAAAACCACCATCACCAGCTTCTTTAGCTACGCCATCAACTATAATCATATCTTTACCGTTAATAGTTTGCCTTGGATATGTAACGCCGTTATACTTAACAAAGTCATCACCATAAGCTAACTTACCAATACGCATATCAGTAGAGTGTACCATTTCATGATTTATAACTTGTCTTTCTTCTGCGCTACCAGGTTCTATTGTATCGCTAATAAATATACTACCATCCATATTAGCTTCACCTAAAACACCTTCTTCTAATGACTTTCTTATTACAGGCGTGCCAGGTATAGATATATCGCCTTCTCCAGCTTCTTGACTGAAACGCAATTTATTTTTTATAACACCACCGTACATAGCAGGGCGTTTACCTTTACCTAACTTAAAACTCATTTATTTACTTTGTCTTCTTTTTTTAATTACTTCTCCTATAGCTTTTAAAATAGGGTCATTTGCTTGATAAGTAAATATAAGTTTCGCTATTTCTTTATCGCCAGGGTTTTCTTTTCTAGCTCTATCTGCAGCATCTTTCATTGCTTTTTTAGCAATTTTTGCTAATTCTTCATCAGACATACTACTATAATCTTGTTTACCTACGCCTTTATTTTCTTGTCTCATTGGAGATCTGTTGGCACCTGATAGTTTAGCAAATGATGGCTTATTGCCTGATCGCATTTTAAATCCACTTGGTTTTTTCATCTTGTGTTATCTTTTATCATATCATCTATAGCTTTATTGTAAACTTTATCTGTATATGATTTGTTATTAAAAAAAATACTTCTTTCTGATGTAGGTAAATCTTCTTCACCTAAAAGTATTCTATATATTCTACTTATTATTTGAGAACATTTAAACGAAGTTTTATATATAGAGTATTTAATAGTTGTTCTATTACGTTGTCTCCATACTTCTATCCAACCTTCTCGTCTTAGTTTTTCCCACCGGTTTTTATTCCAGCTCATGGTATAAGTACCATCGATAAAATCGTTTCGTGTAAATCTTTCTTTACAATCTAAGTAAATTAATAATTCTAGTTCTGCGTCAGTTAATCCGTAAGTTTTACAGACCCACTTTCGTGTGAGCCTGTAATACTTAAGGATATTTAATTCACGCAGATCCTGCGCGGTTAGTCTCAACTATTATACAGCGTTTCTAGTAATAGTACAAGACAAAATGTTTGGGTGAGCAAACACTGAGTTTACATCATCACATACCATTAATACGCCAGATTGACCATTACCAGCTTGAGCTCCTAATAGTTGCTCTGCTAAACTTTTTAAAACAGCAACTTCAGTATCAGCTGTAATAGTTAAAGTAATAATGTCTTGATCAGCATCAGTACCAGTTGGATCATGAACAGCTGGATCAGCAGCAATAATAATTGTTTGATCAGCTGCGCAGCTATAATTTCTAATTTTTGAAAAAGGAATTAAAATAGCGTCATCGACAGCACTTACTGCCATTAAATAAGATTCTCTCATTTTTTTTGTTTTTTAGTTAATAATTTGTTTTCGTTTTTAAGTTTAAGGTTTTTGGATTCTGGTTTAGGCTTAATCTATTAATACAACGTCATTTTGTTTTATAACGCCGTAAAATTTATCTTTATGTTGTATACCGTGGCCTGCGTGTTTATCGTAGTATATAACATCGTTTTCTTTTATACCTACAACACCATGCCCAACAGATACAACTTTTGCTTTTAAATATCTGTTATCTTCATTAACCTCGTCAGTTAATATTAAACCACCTACTTTTTTAGGTTCGTTTTTAATAAGATCTATGATTATGTAATTATTAACTGCCTTCATTGATACGTATGTTTGAAATTACACAATCAGCAGATATAATAGTAATCACCACAGAAATAGAATTTTTAAGTGCTGTCTTAGTAACAAGCACAGGATCTATGATACCAGACTTTACCATATCAACAATTTCACCTGTTACAACGTTAGTACCAGTGCCTTCTACAATGTTAACATTTATAGCTAAACCTGCGTTTTCCATTATAGTTGTAAAAGGTGATGTTATAGCTTTTAATAATATTTTTTCACCTATGTTACTAGGTTTTATTTGCTGCGAAGCGTTTAAAAGCGCTATACCACCGCCAGGTACAATACCTTCTTTTAACGCAGCTTTAGTAGCATAGATAGCATCTTCTACTCTATCGCGTTTTTCTTTTAATTCAACCTTAGAATTAGCGCCAACACGCACAATACCTACGCTTCCTGACAACATTGCTATTCTTTGTTGTAAATATTTCTTTAAAAAGCCGTTTTTTTCTGCTTTATACAGCTTTTTTACTTCTTTAATACGTTCTTTTACGCTTTCATCAATATTTTCAAGCGTAATTACTGTATTTTTATCATCTGTAACAACTTTTTCAGCTTCACCTAGTATATCTAGTGATATACCGTCTAAATCATCACCTAATTCTTCGTTAATTACAGTAGCGTTTGTTAAAATTGCTAAATCTTTAATAGTATCTTGCTTTGTAGGGCCAAAACCAGGTGGATCTATGATGTTTACTTTAATGTTACCTTTAACTTTGTTCATTAAAAGTGCAGATTTTACCTGTTGTGATACCGGAGCTACTATTAAAAGTGATTTATTATTCTTTATAACAAACTCTAGTATGTTTTGTATCTTTCTAATATTAGGTATTTCCGATGCAACTATTAATATAAGTGGGTTTTCTAGTATAGCGCGCTGTTTTTCTGTATCTGTAACAAAATGAGGTGATGTAATACCACACTCAAGCTGTACACCATCAACTAATTCAACGTATGTTTCATCAGTTTCAGAGCTTTCCATTAAAACTACGCCATCACTACCTACTTTTTTGTATGCATCGGCAATAATAGCACCTAATTCTTTATCATTATTACAACTGATAGCAGCTACATTATCTAACATGTCGTCTTTTACCTCTATTTTTATTTTATCAAGGTAGTTATTTACTTTGTTAAGGCCAGAATAAACACCATTTTTAATATCTCTAACAGAAACATTGTTTTGTTGCTCTTCATTTATACCTTTTATTAAAGCTTCAGCAAGAACTGTAGCAGTAGTAGTGCCATCGCCCGCCTCTTTTACAGTATTTCTTGCTGCCTCTTTAATTAAAGTAGCCCCCATGTTTTCAACCGGATCATATAAGACTACGCTTTCTGCCACGGTTACACCATCTTTTGTGATCACCGGTTTGCCGCGTCCATCTTCGTATATGACGCATTTACCGCTAGCGCCTAATGTGGAC